GGCCGAGAGTACGGTTCATGTGATGCCCAAGCGCCGAGGCCCGTCTCTCCTCACAGCGTTCCGCCGCTACCGGCAGGCACGCCGGAAGCTCGAGGGGCTCCGCCGCGAGCACCCGAACGCGCTGCCCCCTACAACCCGACAACGGAAGGACACACCCCGATGACCACCACCACCCGAGTGCGCAGGGTTCTCGCCCTGCTCATCCTCGCCGTAGGGGCGATCGCCGGCCTCGCGCCAGCGGCGACCGCCGAGTCCGGCACGGCGGATCTCGCCGAGCACGGCGCCTGGCTGGAGGCCAACCCGGCGATCGCCGAGGCGATGGCCAACCCGATCATCCCCGAGTTGCCTGCCAAGGCCGCCCAGGTCGCCCGCCCCGTCCACTGGGGCATCACGGCCCCCAACTACGACGTGTGCGCATGGACGGGCGTGCGGGACGGGGTGCTCGGGTACGGCGGGCCGAACGTGCTCACCGAGTACTACTCGTTCTGGTACGTCGACCACTACTGGACGTTCTGCTCCGCGCGTCTCTCCTGGGCGGGCGACTTCCACTGTTGGATCGTGAGCCGCCACGACGGGTACACGCTCCACCTGGGCGCCTGCTGACGGGCGTCGCTCCCTGATCACCCCGCAGCCTCGGCGCCGTCGACCGCCGGCACCGGGGCTGCGGCGCGTCCGGGCCCCTTCCACCCCCCGCCGATAGCGTGCTATCGTGCGGGTCTATGGCAAGCACTCTCACCACCACCGAGCCGTCGCCCGAGGCGATGGCCACCGCCTACGACCAGGCCGCGGCGGCCCTCTACCTGCGCCGCGTCCGCCTCGGCGTCAACCTGACGCTCATGCTCTCATCCGTGTTCGGCCCCACGGACCCGTTCTGATGGCCCGGCTCACCACCACGGAGGAGAACGGCGAGCTGGTCACCCGCTGCGCCGACTGCCCCGGCTGGTGGAACACCGGTCCCGGCGCCCTCGAGCAGCACGCCCGTGCCCACGAGCGGTGGGCCGACGGCGACCTTCCCGCCGAGGACGACCCGCGATGACCGTCCCCCTCGTCGCCGCCACCATCGCGGGCGCTGCGCTGGTCCTGACCGCGACCTATCTGCTGGAGGTCCTCACGTGACCTTCCACAATCCGAACCCGTGCGAGTCCCCCGGGTGCACCACCCGGGGCTCGCAGGTCCTCATCACCATGGGCGGCCCCCGCTGGCTGTGCGGCCAGTGCTACGAATACGCCCTCGCCGTCCCGGCCGAGCGTCGCCGCTGGCGGCCCTTCACCTGGTGGATGCGGCCATGAGCGGCCCGAGCTACATCGACCATTACGCCGAGGCCCTCGGCCACGGCCGCGGCATCATGCGCGTGGACGTGGTGATCGACGGCCGGCTAGTGGACACGCACACCGAGGGTTCGCCCGCCCCGCTGGCCACCGTGCAGGCAGCCGCCCATCGATGCACGCTCTCCTGGAGGATGCGGCCATGATCGCCTACAGAGGCGAGCGGCGCAGCGGCACCAACGTGACCGGCCGCACCTCCGAGGCCGCCGACTCCTTCGTGCGCCAGGCCTACGACAATGGCTGGCGCTGGCTGGAGGCGACCGACGACAGCGGCGAGGTGGTGGGCAGCATCGGCCCCCACCCTGACACTGGCCGCCGCATCTGGTGGGCCGAGCAGTGACCCCGCCCCGCTGGGTCCGCGACGCCTACCCCGAGCACTGGCTCGCCGGCCGCGCCGCCGCCGTCCGTCAGGCCGGCACCGACGCCGAGCAGACCACGGCGGACGCCGAGGCGCAGTGCTCGGCGAACCTCATGTACCGGCCGAAGGCCGCTGCCTGGTGGGCCGGCTACGCCCTCCGTATGGCCGAGGTCGACGCCGCGGCCCGAGTCCACGGAGCCGACCATGCCCGCTGACCCCGATCCGGCCGAGGTCGCCATCGTGCGAGCCGTCGGCCTCCACACGAACGAGATCGTGACGTGCTTCATGCTCGGCGACGACCAGTCGTGCCACCTGGCCGGCGAGCTGTCCCGGCTGATGGTCGCCAAGGGTGAGGGCCCGCTTGGGATTCAGTTCCTCGCCGTCTCGTTCGCCAACGTGATGAAGCATCTCGCCCGCAGGAACGACGACGACCCGCTCGCAGTGTGGCGCCGCTGGTGTGAGGACGACGCCCGCCGTGCCGACACCCAGGAGGACCCCCCGACATGACCCGACGACGAGTTCCGTACACGCCTCCGCCCGCGAGCCGTGACCTGTCCGACACGCAGGCCGGCATGGTCCGCGCGGCGATCATCCGCTCCTCGGGGGTGGGCGCAGCCCGCGAGTGGGACGCCGAGTGGCGCCGGCATCGGCAGGCCCGGCGAGGGGCCCTCCGCCACGCGGCGGCGCTCGGCCGCACCCATGGCCGGGCCAACCAGCCCCGGGCGTACGACCTCGCTGCCGTCGATCCGGTCGCGCAGGCCTACCTGACCGCCTACGACCGGGCCCTGGCACCATGACCCGCCTCGCGATCGAAGTGGACGTTCCCGCCGACGAGTGCAACCCGGCACTAGTCGACCCCCACGACATCGCCGAGGCGCTCGTGGACGGCTACGAAGCCGACCTCCGCCACGGCCAGAACGGCCCGCACGTCACGTTCGTGTCGGCACGGTGGGCACCATGACCACGATCACGGCCGCCCAGCTGACACCGCTGCTCGAGACGGCCGACCCCGGCAACCCGATCGCCGCCATGGCCCTCGTGCGGCTCGCCACCGCCGCCGACCCCGACGCCGAGGCCCAGGCGATCGTGACCGAGTGGCGAGGCGCTATGGAGCGGCTGATCGCCGTCTACCGGGAGGTTCAGCCGATCCTGGAGCCGTGGCTCGCCGAGTTCGACCAGACCGAGCCGGCCGAGCCCGAGCCGGTCCGCGACTGGGCCTCGATCCGGTGGGGCTGGCCGCCTATCGAGGCGGGCTCGTGAGCGCGCGTCGCCGTGAGCGCCGCGCCGCCGAGCGCGCCGACGCCAAGGCCCAGCGCCGGCAGCCCGTCATCATCGCTGGCGAGGGCATCGTGGCCGCCGAAATCCCCGGCCACCGGTACGAGGCGAAGGCGCACGCCGAGCTGCCCGCCAAGCAGCCGGGCGTGCACCGCTGGATCTGCACCGCAGCCTGGGTGCTCGCCGACGCCGACGTGGCCGGCGCCTTCGACCCGGACCGGCTGAAGCTGATGGACCATGAGAACCTCATGGCTCTGACGCTGGGGTGCTGGGACTGCGAGCAGCCGCTCGGCGCTATCGAGGTCGGCTCGCGCTGCCCAGCGGAGGCGGGACCGTGATCGCGCTCGTGACCGGCGGGCAGGCCATCGCTGTCTGCCTGTGGGGCCTCGCCGTCCTCGTCGTCGGCCTCGTTCTCACCTAGACCCAAGGAGGGTCCACCATGAGCAAGAAGCCAGACGCCCAACGCCGAGCCGCCGCCCGCGAGGCCCGACAGGACGCGGCACACTCCCGCCGCGAGCTGGCCAAGGCCAAGGGCGAGGTATCACGGGCGACGCATCAGCGGGCGGTCGCTCGTGCGGAGCGGGCCATCCGCGACAACGAGCGGCGCACGTACTGACCTACCATCGCTCCTGCGAGCCCCACGACCCCCGGCCGGGACGCCATGCCTGACCGGGGGTCGCTTCGCGTTCTGGCCGGCATGGGTACGATCCTGCGCATGTTGACCGCCCTCGCCCCGCCCCGGCTGCGCCAAGACTCGGTGCTCGCCCTCGTCGCCTCGTGGATCGTGGCCAAGGCGCCCGGCGCCGGCCGCTGGCTCGCGAAGGCCGTCCGCCGGGGCCGCACCCTCGTCCTGCAGACCGCCGGGCTCGGCGCCGTCACGCTCGCCGCTTGGGACGTGGCCCGCCCGCTCGGCCTGCTCGCCGCCGGGGCGAGTCTCCTGCTCCTGGAGGGGTTCACCGGTCCGAGCCCCGATGACGGGGCCCGTCGGTGAGATCGATCGTCGGGACGCTCCTGAACCGCGTCCCGGTCCCCTACGTCCGTCGCAGCGGCATCGACGGCCTCAACCTTCTCGGCCGGCCCGTCGCGGCGTCGGCCGAGAAGCAAATGCAGGCCTACGGGTCGGTCGGCACCCTCTTCGCGATCGTGAACCGCACGTCCAACGCGGTCGCGCAGGTCGAATGGAAGCTCTGGCGGAAGGCGCCGTCCGGGCTGAAGGAGGACCGCAAGGAGGTCACCGCCCATGTGGCGCTCGACCTGCAGCGGCTGCCGAATCCGTGGATGCCCTGGCAGGAGTTCTGCGAGGCGACCCAACAGCACATCGACCTGACCGGGGAGGGCTGGTGGGTCGTCGGCCGCAACGGGTCGCTCTCCCGGATGCCGCTCGAGCTGTGGCCGGTCCGCCCCGACAAGATGGCCCCGAAGCCTCACCCGACGAAGTTCCTGTCCGGGTACTGCTACTACGGGCCCGACGGCGAGGAGGTCCCGCTCGAGCTTGATGACGTGATCTTCATGCGGATGCCGAACCCGCTGGACCCCTACCGGGGGCTCGGGCCCGTCCAGTCGTCGCTGATGGACCTGGACAGCGAGCGGTACTCGGCCGAGTGGAACCGCAACTTCTTCATCAACGGCGCCGAGCCCGGCGGCATCGTAGAGGTCGATGACTCCCTGCAGGACGAGGAGTTCGACCAGATGCGGGACCGCTGGAATGCCCAGCACCGCGGGGTCGGCAACGCCCACCGGGTAGCGATCCTGGAGCGGGGCAAGTGGGTGGAGCGCAAGTTCTCGATGCGGGACATGCAGTTCACCGAGCTGCGTAAGGCCAGCCGGGAGGTCATCCGGGAGGCGTTCGGGTTCCCGAAGCCGATGCTCGGCGCGACCGACGACGTGAACCGGGCGAACGCCGAGGCGGCCGAGGTCGTGTTCTCCCGCTGGCTCGTGGTCCCCCGGCTCGAGCGGATCAAGGCGGCCCTGAACCGTGACCTGCTCGGCCTGTTCGGCGTGGCCGACACGCTGGAGTTTGACTACGACGACCCGACGCCGCCGAACGCCGAGACGGAGAACGCCGAGCGGGATTCGCGGGTCAATGCCGTGGTCGCCCTGGCCGGCGCCGGGTTCGATGGCCAGACGGCGGCGGAGGCGTACGAGCTGCCCGAGGGCCTGTCGTGGGAGAAGCCGGCGCCGCCGCCGCAGCTGGTCCCGGGCGGCGGGCCCGAGGCCGAGCCCGAGGACGAGGAGGCCGCCGAGGAGATGGCCGCCCGCATGGAGGCCGCCATCCGCGCCAAGAGCGTGCCCGTTGGCGTCCTCGCCGACATCGCCAAGCTCGCCGACGCGCTCGGCCGGCACACCCACGGGCCCCGCGCCCAGGACGACCCGCTCGACCCCGAGCACGACGACCAGCTCGACGCCGTGAATGCCGCATGGGAGTCGGCGCTCGTGTCGCTCCTCGCCGCCTGGCGGCCCGTCACCGCCGACTGGGAGGAGGAGCTGGCGGAGAGCATCCGTATCGCCGTCGACGCCGGGGACGTGACCGCGCTCTCGCGGCTCGCCGTGTTCACCGACGACGCCACGCAGGTGCTCGCCGACCACATGATCACGCTCGCGGTCGCTGCCGCCGAGCAGATGGCGGACGACGCCCGCGCCCAGGGCGTGACGACCGACGCGGGCGAACCCGACGAGGACAACCTGTCGGGCTACGCGGGCGCGGTCGCGGGCCTCCTCGGTTCCGGCCTCGCCGCGGCGGCCGGCCGGGAGGCCCTGCGGCTCCTCACCCCGGAGAGCACCGGGGCCGGGCTCGCCCGGCAGGTGACCGACTTCATCGACGGCCTGTCGGACCGGCCGCTCCGCGACCAGCTCGGCGGGGCTCTCTCCAACGCGCAGAACACGGGCAGGATCGCCACGCTCCGGGAGGCGCCGTCGGCCGCCTACTACGCCAACGAGCGGCTCGACGCCAACACCTGCCGTTTCTGCCGGGAGGTCGACGGCCGCTGGCTGGGCAACACCCTGGAGGAGGTCGAGCGCACCTACCCGAACGGTGGGTACACGGAATGCGCTGGGCGGGAACGTTGTAGAGGTACAGTCACCGCCGTGTGGCGACCCGAGCAGGTAGAGGAGGGCGGGCTATGACGTGGCCGCTGGACTGGGAGCAGGCACCCCGGCGCGTGCTGCCCGTAGGCCCGAGCTGGCAGGCGCGATCCCGGCCCGTCGCCGGTCCTCGTGTCGGGCCCTCGCTCGCCAGTCTCGCCGACGTGGTGCGAGCCCGGCGCGACGACCCCGCTACGGGCCGTCCAGCGCCGCGAGCTGCCGGCGCCGACTGGTATCGGATCGGGCAGCCGAAGGCTCAGGCCGACGGCACCTCGGTCGTGGAGATGGCGATCTACGACGAGATCGGCTGGTGGGGCGTCACCGCCGCCGACTTCTGCGCCGAGCTGGGCGAGTGCACGGCCGACCAGATCGACCTACGCCTGTCGTCGCCGGGCGGTGACGTGTTCGACGGCATCGCCATCTACAACGCCCTGGTCGACCACCCGGCGAACGTCATCGTCTACGTGGACGGCATCGCCGCGTCGATCGCCTCCGTGATCGCCCAGTCGGGTGACCGGGTGATCATGGGCCCGCAGTCGCAAATGATGATCCACGACGCCTGGGGCGTGCAGGTCGGGAACGCCGACGACATGCGCGAGATGGCGGAGCTGCTCGACCGGCACTCGCTGAACATCGCCGAGGTCTACGCGCAGCGGTCCGGGCAGGGCACCGCCGAGGAGTGGCGCGAGACGATGAAGGCCGAGGCCTGGTACAACGGCGACGAGGCCGTAGAGGCCGGGCTCGCCGACGAGGCCAAGAAGCGCGGCAAGCGCGGCGAGGCCGGCGAGAAGGCCAGCGCTCCCCGACAGTTCGACCTGTCCCGCTTCCGTT